AGTTGACCCACAAATTTTACAATGGTATAAAGAAACAATGATTAAAGAACCAGTTGAAAAAATTGGTATGGATAGAAATTTATGGATTTGGAAACAACCAGATTATTCTAAACAATATATAGTTGTTGCCGATGTGGCTCGTGGTGATGGTGCTGATTATTCTGCATGTCAAGTATTTGAAGTGGATGATATGGAACAAGTTGCGGAATATAAAGGGCAGTTAGGAACAACAGATTACGGAAACTTTTTAATTGAATTGGCTACAAAATATAATGATGCATTACTTGTAGTAGAGAACAATAATATTGGTTGGGCCACATTACAAACTATTATTGATAGAGGATATAAGAATCTATTCTATCAATCAAAAGATTTACAAGTTGTTGATGTAGAACATCAAGTAAATAACAAATACAGAGCACAAGATAGAAGTATGGTGCCTGGTTTTTCAACAACTATAAAAACAAGACCACTTATTGTGGCAAAAATGGAAGAATATACAAGAGAAAAATTAGTGAAGTTAAATTCTTCACGATTAATAGAAGAATTGTTTGTCTTTATTTACAAGGTAGGTTTAGTGAATTCAAGGGCAGAAGCAATGCAAGGTTATAACGATGACTTAGTTATGTCTTATTCAATCGCTCTATGGGTTAGAGATACTGCATTAAGAATGCAAACGGATAAAAATAATCAACAATGGGCTATGATGGATTCTTTACTAAAAAGTAATGGAAACAGAGAAGACCATAGTGTTGGTTTTGGAAAAGGTATTGGTTCACCTGCAAAAAATCCATACGAGATGGATATAAATGGTGATAAAGAAGATTTAACTTGGTTAATAAAATAAGAGGTAAAAATGGCACAAGATGAAAACATATTAACGAGACTTGGTAAACTATTTCAAAATAGTATTGTTTTAAGAAAAACACCACAAGGACAAATAAAAGTAAAAGATGTTGATTTTACACAAACAGCATTAACATCTAATTTTATAGATAGATACAACAAAATTCATTCAAGTGGATATGGTATACAATCTTATTCGGCAAAACAAAATGCTCAAGCATACGATATTGCACGAAAAGAATTATTTAGAGATTATGAATTAATGGATGCAGACCCAATCATATCATCTGCATTAGATATTTATTGTGATGAATCAACAGTAGATAATATTGAAAATAGAATATTAAAAATTAAAACCGATAATCCAAAAGTAGCTACAATATTACATAACTTATTTTATGATATAATGAACATTGAATTTAATCTATGGAGTTATATTAGAAATATGACGAAGTATGGTGATTTTTATTTACATTTAGAAATATTAGATAAATATGGTATTGTAAATGTAAAACCCCTTTCTGTATATGAAGTACGAAGATTAGAAGACCATGACCCAGAAAATCCAAAATTAGTTCAATTTGAACTTGAACAATTTTCAGAAACTCGTAGGAGTTCAAAACCAGATGAACTTTATGAAAATTATGAGATAGCTCACTTTAGAAATCTAGCAGATACAAATTATCTACCATATGGTAAATCAATGTTAGAAGGTGCAAGAAGAGTATTTAAACAATTAACTCTTATGGAAGATGCTATGTTGATTCATAGAATGATGAGAGCACCAGAAAAAAGAGTTTTTAAAGTTGATATTGGAAATATTCCACCATCAGAAGTTGATAACTTCATGCAACAAATTATTAATAAGATGAAAAAAGTACCTGTTATTGACCAAAAAACTGGTGATTATAATCTAAAATATAATATGGAATCGATAACAGAAGATTATTACCTACCTGTTCGTGGTGGTGATAGTGGAACGGCAATAGATACTCTACCTGGTTTAACAAATGAAGGTGCTATTGATGATGTTGAATATTTAAGAAACAAAATGATGGCAGCACTTAAAATACCAAAAGCATTTCTTGGATATGATGAGAATGTTGGAAGTAAAGCTACATTGGCTGCAGAAGATGTTAGATTCGCTAGAACGATTGAAAGATTACAAAAAATCATATGTGCTGAACTTGAAAAAATTGCTATCGTTCATTTATATACACAAGGATTTGATGATGCGGAATTAATTAATTTTGAATTAGAATTAACAAACCCATCGATGATACATCAACAAGAAAAATTAGAATTACTAACTCAACAAACTGATATAGCAAATAGTTTAATGGAAAACAAATTAATATCTCGTGAGTGGATATATGATAATATATTTGAATTAAATGATGGAGATAAGAAAAAAATATTTGAAGGTATTGTTGAAGATAGAAAACAAGTATTTAGATTTGAACAAATTGAAACTGAAGGAAATGACCCTGTTGAATCTGGTGATACAGCTGGTGATGAGGGTGCAGAAGAAGATTTTGAAATGGCTAGACGAGGTGAATGGGGTGGTGATAGACGAAGTGGTACAGAAGAAAAAGAATATGGAAATGAATACGATGCTGATGATTTGAAAGATGCAACAAAGTATGAAAAAGAACGATATGGAAAACGAGAGTTCAAAGGTAAATCACCATTGGCAACATCTAAAGGTGGAACAATAGTTGCACGAGAAGGATTATTAAAATCACTTAAAAATAAATTTGGAAAAAATTTAAATAACCAAAGTATATTAAATGAAAAAATTATTTTAGATGAAGATGAATAAGTATAGTAAAAACAAAAAAAAATTATATTTATATATGAATAAATATATAGAATTATTACACATAAAAATGTGGAGATTAGCTTATGCGTAAAGTGAAACACAACAAAGTTCGCAATACAGGTCTTCTGTTTGAATTTTTATTAAGACAGATTACATCAGATGTATTAAACGGACAAAGTAGTCAGGCAGTAAAAATACTTAAAAAACGATTCAATGAAAGAACAGAGTTGGGAAAGGAATTAGCCCTTTATAATATATTAATAAATAGAAAATATAAATCTGATAATCATGCGAATTATTTTATAAATGAAGTTATTGAATCTAGAAAAAAATTGAATAATTCTATTTTAAAAAGAGAAAGGTATAATTTAATAAAAGAAATTAGAAACAAATATAATCTTGAAAAATTTTTATCATCAAAAGTAGATGATTATACAGTTTACGCATCAATTTTCAAATTATTTGAATACTCAAATAGTTTATCTCCAGACCAAAAAACAGAATCATTTTTTAGAATTGTTGAACATGTAACAACTAAACCAACAAAAATAAAATTATCTGATTCAGTTGTTAAATTACCGAAAGATGAAGATTTAAGAATTATTACTTATAAAACTCTTTTAGAAAAATTTAATCAAAAATATACAAAACTGAGTGGAGCTCAAAAAAGTTTACTTCGTGAATATATTAATAACATATCTAATACAAATTCATTAAAGGACACTTTAAAAGAACTTGTTAGTGAATTAAAAAAAGACTTAAAAACTCATTCTAAAAATCTTAGTGATAAAGTTGTTAAGATTAAATTAAAAGAAGCCATTAATTCAATTGATAAATTTTGTGGTGTAAATGGAAAATCTAAAATTGTAAAAGATTCACATGTAACACAGGCAATGAGATATTTAGAACTCGTAAAGGAGTTAAAGAAAAGTGGAAATAAAAACAAAAAAAAACTTTAATGAAATTTTAAAACAACTAACTCTTGAGATTGTAGAAGAGGATGAGTTAGAAGAGGCCACTACCACTGCAAGTGTAGATGGGTATAACACACCATTTGCATTTACTGGTAATAAAGGGAAAAAAAAGAAAAAAAAGATTTCAACTAATAGTACCGGATATGATATTGTTAATGAAGTCTTAGATGATAAAGATTTAAAACAAATTACAAAATTAATAAGAAATGTCGTTGGTGATATATTAAGAGATATATGGCTTAAACGAACGGCTTGGAAATAGGAGATATTTAAATGCCAAATTATATAAAAGACCCGAATAATTCAAAAAAACAAGTGCCTGGTCCATTACCAGATAACTATCATGGTAGAAGATCCACTCCAACCAATTGTGAATTTGTTAAAACACCAAATTATATTATATTCAATACTGCTATGCAAGATGAATTTGGACTTTTCTTTGGAACTTCGG